GTTTCCAAAATACCAAATGGACTTTTTTTGAAAAACCCCATTTTTTGACCTTGACCTAGGGTTTACCCTGGGTTTTGGAGAGTGGGCGCTCACTTCGCTAAAAAGCAAATGCCGTGTTAGTTGCATTCGCCAATGCGCCTAAAACGCGTTTAAAGGGGCTAGCAAGCCCTCAAAATACAGAAGCACATACAGACATGGCCTAACCTGTCAAAAGCTCTTTGGCTGGCCTATTCTTGGCTTTGGCCTTGGCGACTGATTTGCACATCTTTAAAAACTCAATTTCCCCTAATGTTGACTTTGCGCGATTGACGCACCAGCAAGTTAGCTGCAAATTACCTTTGATATAACCTTTGCTGGAATCAATTCGATCAATGCTGACAAGTTTTTCATCTCCCGTCATAGGTGACATTTCCCATTGCGTATAAGCGCACAATCCCTTTTGGCTGTCCCACAATTCCTTCAAATCATCTCGATTTATTGAAAATTGATAGTTTTTATTCTTTGCGCTTGCTCTTGCGCCTATAACAAGCCTGTTCAAGCGGCCATAAATTGTGTTTGTATGCTTAAGAACCCGTTCGGCGTCACTTAGTCTTTTCATTGTTAGCTTTCAAAAACTTACATTATAGTAAGCGCCAACTAACTTAACAAACCCAAAAAAACCCCAGCGAACCGGGGATTCTTTGAAATTGTCACTTAGAGACTGTCAACCAAGACCCAAAAATTCTCAGGTTTGACACTTCGCCATTGTTTAGGGTTGTCGCATGAATGAACAATCAAGCCCAATTCATGCACCCCGGTGACTGTCCACAGTGCAGCACTATCAAGGGTTGTTATCACCCCAATTTGTCCAATCTGGTTTTCTATGTGCATATGTTCTTTCAGTGTGTTGAACGGTAATAGCGCAAACCGTCATGAGGGCAAACAATCCAGCGTTTGATTGATCCATCTGGCTTTGTCCACAATTCACGGGGAAAGTCTTTGTAGTGTGTCGCACCGTAACCAAAACGGATTTCGGCGGGTGTAGGCTTACGATGAGCAGTAAGGGAATCACTGCCAGATTTAGTGCGATAAAAATCGTATGTCATTGTTTAGCTTTCTGGATGTTCTTGTTGAAACAGATATACCGCCTCTTTTTTGGTGTATCCCATGTACTGCTTGGAGACTAAGTAACCGTCAATCATTGCACTGATGCGCCAAGCTCCTTGGAATGTGCGTTCAATTTCCAATGAATATTGAGACATTTTTAATCCTTTGCAAAGTTAGCAACATATGAAAAATCAGGCCGCCATTGTTTAGCGGCTTGCACGGCTTCCCGGCATGTTCTGTAAGCATTGGTTGACCATAAGTAATCAAGCCCTTTTGTATGTTCGCTATCTTGGATATTTGAGTTCTGTCTGACCCATACATGAATTTTGCGTGGGTAAACTTTGAAATCTGTTCGCATGGCGTACCCTTTAAAAAACTTGATAAACGATTTCGCAGTCTGTTTCACCTAAGACAACAGTGTTTTCGTTCAAATAGTCAATGACTTGCTGTTTTTGTTCATCTTCATTCTCGTTTTCGTCAATCTCGATTGAGTAGTTGGCTGCTATATCCATCCAGTTGTCTGTTGCATATTCGCAACAAATAGCGACAACATCCAATTCCAATTCTTGTCCCGTTGATTCTTCCATCTCTTCCAGATACTCAAAAATCACCATTAGGGCCTGATATCCAAATTGATCGTATCGGTCATATGCCCTGAATGCGTCAACAAAGTCTGAAAAGTTGATTGTCTGTTTCATGATGTCTCCAATGGTTTAATAGAACAAGGCGTCAAGGCCATGAAGGGTCAAAGCGCAAAGCACTAACCCACAAATAAAAGAAAAAACGATTTCTTTGAGCATTTCAATCTCCTAGTCTGTGAGCATCCCTTGAAGGGACAAATTCTGTGGCTTTGCTGTCTGCTGCATCCGCATGAATGGCGGGTTCAATAGCATCCATGAGGTCAGACAAGTCGTCATCAGTGAGAAGCTCTACTACGCTAGTACCGTCCAAAAGAACATCATTCAATTCGGTCTTATAGATTCCGTTCTCATCTGACCAGCCAGATGCTTGAACCCATAGATGCGCTCTCCTGATCTGGTGCTCAAATTCGACTTTGATATCTGGAGGGGTGTATCTCATGGCTTACCTTTCGTAATGGATGTGCGAGCAACAAACAGCCCAAAGCGGGTCACAGTTGCTGTGTCATAGCAATGCGCCCATTCAATGGCATTCTTGAGAGTGAGGGAGTGATGCACCTTGGTGAATCCTTCTCCTTGTGTCTGATAGCCAATGCGTTTAGCAAGAGCTAGTCTGATCTTGTCTAACAGTCGCATGTTTACCCTTTCAGGTTTGTTGAACATGTGTCTATTGTGTATTGTTTTGTGCGATTGTATATAGGTGTTTACCCTAGGTTTGTGTTTGATTTTGTAGCTACAGTGGAATCCGCGAACAAGTAGCAGCCCAAAGCAAAGGTCTCCTATTCATGTAGGGTAAGACACTAAGACTATGAGAGTGTCTATAGAGGGAGAGCACAGAGAGAGGGATAGTCTTCCAGAGCATGGATAGACAACTACAAAGAAACGATAGGCAACTCTACAAGCACCGATACATCACATCCCTTTGCGTATCTGAGACAAACTATGCATTCCTTGCATAACCTAGGGTTTCCACCTAGACCTGGATGGATGGACAGCACTGGATAGAAACACAGTAAGGTTTACCCTGGGTGGATAGATGGACAGTGGTGGATGGGTGGACATTAGGGTTAGTCCTAGTAGGGTTTACCCCCCCTTGATAGAAACAGGGGTGCAGTCTGTGGCAGTACAGATTCACAGATCAATTTATAGATCAATTTATAGATACCCCCCCTATCGTCTAAAACAGACCTTGCCCCTTCCAAAAAATTTTTTTAGGTTCTGGATTAGGATTAGAATTTGTAGACATTAAATCAAGGAGCTTGAGATGGCTGGATTTCCTATGAGAAGGGCTTTGGAGAAGAAGATTGAGGGGTTAGGAGGGATAGAGTTTGTTACTGCTCATATAGCGCAGGGGATGACGATTGGGAGGTTGGCTGAGTTCATTGAGTGTTCTAGGCCGATGCTTTCTTTTTGGATCAACCATACTGAGGAGCGTAGGACTGCTGTTATCAATGCCAGGAAGTTGAAGGCTGAGAAGTTAGCGGAAGAAGCTTTGGAGATTGCTGACCAAGCAGATGAGACAAGTAATGGAAGTGTGAATAAAGCGAGATTGCAGGTTGATACGAGAAAGTGGATGGCTAGTAAGTTGGACCCTGAGAACTACGGGGATACTGCTAAGACGCAAGTGAATATCAGTTTGGGTGATTTACATCTTCAAGCTTTGAAGCACATGAAGGCTGAAGTCATTACATTGGAAAACAATGAATAACCCGTTTATTGAGTTTATTAAGCTTTATAGGAATGACCCTGTTAAGTTTGTCAAAGAGGTTCTAGGAGTAGACCCTGATGAGTGGCAACAGGACTTTCTGACTGCTGTAGCGACAGGAGAGAGGAAGATCTCCATTCGTTCTGGTCACGGTGTTGGTAAAAGTACGACTGCTTCTTGGGCCATGCTTTGGTTCTTGTTGACAAGGTATCCCGTCAAAGTGGTGGTTACTGCTCCTACTTCTGCCCAACTCTACGATGCCTTGTTTGCTGAACTTAAAAGGTGGGTTAAGGAACTTCCTCAACCTATTCAGGACCTCCTTGATGTCAAACAAGAGAGGATTGAACTGAAGGCCAGTGCTACTGAAGCGTTTATCTCCGCTAGAACAAGTCGAGCAGAGCAGCCTGAAGCTCTACAAGGGGTTCACTCAGATAACGTGATGCTGGTAGCTGATGAGGCTTCTGGTGTGCCTGAAGCGGTGTTTGAAGCTGCTGCTGGCTCTATGTCTGGTCATAACGCCCTAACTATCCTTTTGGGCAACCCTGTCCGGTCTTCTGGGTTCTTTTTTGACACACACAATCGGCTAAAAGACGAATGGTGGACCAAACGTGTGTCCTGTGTTGACTCCAAACGAGTCAGCAAAGAGTACGTTGAGGACATGAAATCCCGGTACGGAGAGGAATCTAATGCCTTCCGTATCCGTGTTCTTGGAGAATTCCCTAGAAGTGATGACGACACCATCATCCCTATGGAGCTACTCGACTCTGCCAAACACAGAGATACCCGTCCTTACGAGGATGCTCCTATCGTTTGGGGGCTGGACGTTGCTCGTTTTGGCTCCGACTCGTCAGTTTTGTGTAAGCGTCAATCCAACGTGGTCCATACTCTAGAGAGGTGGAGGAACTTGGACTTGATGCAATTAACGGGTGCTGTGGTTGCTCAGTACGAGGCTTGTGATGGCAAGAACCGTCCTGCTGAGATCCTGGTTGACAGTATCGGTTTGGGTGCTGGTGTGGTGGATAGGTTACGAGAACTGAACCTTCCTGCCCGTGGAATCAACGTATCTGAGAGTCCTGCTATGGGAGGCACTTATCTCAATCTCAGGGCTGAGTTATGGCACAAAGCTAAGGCTTGGCTGGAGAAAAGGGACTGCAAAATACCGAATAACGAGGATTTGATTGCCGAACTGGCTACTGTTAGATACACATTTACCTCTAACGGAAAGATAAAAATCGAATCAAAAGATGATATTCGTAGACGAGGATTAAAGTCTCCTGACATGGCTGATGCGTTTGTATTGACATTCGCATCGGATGCTGCCACTATTTCTTGGGGGAAAAGCAGTTCATGGGGTAAGCCGATAAAAAGGCTGATCCGTGGTTTGGTTTGATCCTTTACTGAGAACTTGAGCCACCTAATACGTGGCTCTTTTTTTGCCGTATGGTAATATCCCCATACCTTTTTGGAGACTTCTTATGAAGATGGACAAAGCCGCCGAGAAAATCGGCAAAGTAATGGGCGAATACAAAGAAGGCAAGCTCAAGTCTTCTTCTGGTCAAAAGGTCAAGTCCAGGG